CTCGGCCAGTAGAGCCAGCATCTCCCGCTCTTCCTCCGTGAGGTACACCGTGAGCCGGTGCGTTCGTTTTTCCGCATCTTGTTTAGGTGGCCGCGCCAATGGATGCTCAACTCCTATTTGACTGTTATTTACCTGTATATATACTATTCCATCCGTCCGGATTACGTAAGGTTTATTACATGTAAAAAGCAGGGACCGATCGCGGGGGCACACATCACGTATTCCCCCGCGGTGATATCCTCTCAGCATCTCTTAAATTACAGGTTAAAAACATTAGTTGTTGAATGCCCCCCGCGCCAACGCCCTAATTCCCACAAGTGTAATTGTCGGTATTAGAAAACTGTTGACAACTAAACATAACTCAAATACACTCAGAGCAAGAAGAACGGGGGTGTAACCGTGAACGAGCTGACGGTCAAGGGTCGGGAGACGGAGCTCACCCAGGCGAGTCTGATGGAGGCATTCGCGGATTTCCTGCGCTTGGACGTGGCGAACGGCGACGCCTCGATGGACACGATACGCGGGTATAAGACCCAAGTGGCGCAATGGGTTGCTTGGTGCGAGGAGAACGGCATCAACCCCAGCACAGCGACCTCCGCAGACGTCAAGGCGTATCGGTTGCACCTTGTACAGAACGGGTATAAGGCGTCGAGCATTGCGTACAAGCTCACCATCATTCGGAGATTCTACGCGGCGGCGGTGGACAATGGGTTGCGTCCGGACAATCCGGCGTCCGGCGTCAAGCCACCGAGGGACAAACGGGCCCAGGATGACTTTCATTACCTGACGGAAGTTGATTACACGCTTTTGCTTCGGGCGGTCGGTAAAGGCCAGTCTGAGAAGGGATTACGTGACAAGGCGATTATCGCCATGATGGGGTTGCAGGGCCTTCGCACCGTCGAAATCGAGCGCGCCAATGTGGACGAACTGAAGATAAACGGGGAAACGGTTTCGATGTTGATTCGCGGGAAGAACCACGACCGAGTGATTTATCTGCGCCCCGACGTTGCGGACATCCTGTGCCGGTACCTGGACATTCGCAAGACGGTCCACCCTGACGAGAATGGTGTTCCAATGTTCACGGCCTGTGGAAATCGTGCCGGCGGCCAGCGTATCTCTCGTCGTGGTGTGCGCCAGGTGATCGACTTCTACCTGAAGAAGGCGGACCTCAAGCGCCCGGGGATTTCTGACCACGCGCTCCGCCATACCGCGGCCACCCTGGCTTACAAGTACACGCAGGATCTGCGCGGGGTGCAGGAGATGTTAGGGCATGCGGATCCAAAGACGACCGCCCGGTATGCCCACGTGATTGACCGCATGCGGAACAACCCGGCCATGGCGATTCAGGTGCAGCTGTAGGGGATGGGATCTCATGAGTGACAGCCGCTTGGATATTCAGTTTTACACCCCGCAAGAGGTGGCCGACATGCTGCGACTGCGGGTCACCACCGTGTATGAGTACATTCGCATGGGGAAGCTGAAGGCCGCACGCTTCGGTAACCGGTATCGCATATCACAGGAAGATGTTCAGGGCTTCATCGAGTACATGAAGTCGTTTTCGGGGGGGAGATCTCAATGAGTCGTGAGGATTTACACCGTTTGGTGAACGAAATTCCGGACAGTGAGCTGAATGCCGCACAGAGGTTCCTGGAGTTTCTGCGGGATGTTGATCCAGTACGTAAAGCCCTAGCTGCAGCGCCGGTGGACGATGAGCCAGAGACGGCGGAAGAGATCGAGGGAGTTGAAGAGGCTGAGGCTGATATCCGGGCCGGCCGCACAATGACCACAGACGAGCTGAGGCGAGAACTCGGACTATGACGTACAGGGTGGAATGGACCAGGCGGGCCCTCAAGGACATGCGGAGATTGGACAAGCCTACGGCCAGCCGGATCATCGCGTCTGTAGAGACATTCGCAGCGACCGGACGCGGTGACGTGAAGAGATTGACTAACGCAGGCGTCCAGTATCGCCTTCGTGTGGGCGATTGGCGAGTACGCTTCACCGTTGACACAGAGGTTCGGATTCTGGCTGTTTTACGCGTTCTCCCGCGAGGCGAGGCATACAAGGATATGTAACGCGGAAGGGGTATTCACGTGGCTGTTACAGTCAGTTTTGGCATCCAAAAGGGCGGGGCCTCGAAAACGACCACTGCTGGCATATTTACGTATTTGCTGGCGAGAGACGGTATGCGCGTTCTGGCCTGTGACATGGACTGCCAAGGGAACCTGACGGAGCTCATCACAGGAATCGCGGCCAATGAATTCTACGAACGGACCGTGCTGGAGGCGATTCAGGAGAAGGATGCGGAGAGGTTCATTTACCGCGTGAATGATTCCATCGACATTTTGCCGGCCAACAACCTGCTCAGCCTCTTACCGCGGTATCTGTATCAGACGTTTGGGTTCCACGACCCTAACATTTACAACGTCTTGTCCGACATCCTCGGGCCCATCAAGGACCGGTACGATTGGGTTGTCATCGACACCCCGCCGGCGCTGTCGGAAGCCACCATGAACTCTTTGGTGGCCAGTGACTACGTGGTGGTGATGTTCGAATCATCCCAGTGGTGCTACTCCGCCATACCCAACTTCCTCGAGTCTGTGCTCCTAGCCCAGAAACTGAACCCGCGTCTTCAAGTCGCCGGCATTCTCCGGACCCTGAATGATGTGCGGCGCGCGGATGCCAAAGCCTTCAACGACCTGATCGGCGAGGAATACCCCGATCTGGTGTTTGAGACGATCATCCGCCGGAAGGCGGCTACCGGGCGCTTGGCAATCAACGGCTTTGATCCTGAAAACAAGGAACTCCTGGATGGGATCGAACAGTACGAGGCGTTCTACAAGGAGATGATGGCGCGTGTCACAGTCACGCAGTAGAGACACCTGGAAGGACAAGATTCAGAGGCGCAACACTGCGATGCGTTCGCCCACGGAGCAGGCTGTATTTCCTATAGGGATCCCGGAACGTGCCGTTGAGGACGAGCAAATCAACAAATCAGCAGATGTGCAGAAAGTTGCTAGTGCAAAAGAGCAAAACAGCAAAACTACAGAACAGCGAAATGTTGCAAACGCAGAACTGCAGAATCATGCTGTCGCAAACCAGCAAAATGATGCTGATGCAAAAGAGCAAAACAGCAAATATGCAAACCTTCGTCGGATTACGTTTCACATCCCCGAAGAAGTGTTCAAGCAACTGAAGATGATTGCGGTAGAAGAGGACTTGACTATGTTGGAAATCGGGGCACAGATGGCTCGTGAATACGTGGAACGAAAGCGGACCCAGAGGTCTTGAATTCTGGACCTGAGGTATGACGGGGGTGATCACGTGGCGTACTATCGGCAGGTGACTTTGCCTTATGCACCTTCTGTGTTCACGAGTCTGCCTCATTTTAAAGCAGTCAAGGAGTTCTTGTTGGCCATCGAGCGCTTACAGCCAAGCGTTCTTAAAGACTTACGTGCCCTTCGCTCACTTTGCACACTGGATGTCTTGAAAGTGTTCTGGCGGGCTGATGGAGCATGCGTGTGGTCTGCTCTTGCCGAAAGCAGCTGCCCGGATTGCCAGATGCTCAAGGATGCGATTGAGGATTGGGCGGCCAAGTACAATCTCCTCGATGACAGAAAACTGTATGTTGAGATCGGACTAAAGGCACTCGCAGACAGCTTTTTGAAGGACGGCTTGTTATCGATCGCTTTACTGCCAGGTGTCTTTGGAGGCATGAGCGAGACAGCCGAAGCCGTTCTTTCTTCCCGAACAGTGACGTCTTTGGTGAACGGTATATCACTGGACGAACGTGCCGGCACCGATATGGCTGGACCCTTTGAATTTCCGTTTCAATTCACCTACCGGGAGGATTTCAACGGAACCGGAATGGCCCCGGCAGGTTGGGATCCGCGAGAGTCATGGGATGTGTTTGAGGAGAGACTCAATGCGCAGTTTGAAGCATACAAGGCGTTCTATCGAAAGGCAGTTACGGAGCAAGCTGAGAAGAATGGCTTTATACCTGTGCCGAACAAAGAAGAGATTACCCACTTCGAGTGGTTGGTCCTTTATCAAATTCGAGGCATGTCACAGCAGCAAATCAGAGTGTACCTGAAACACAGCGGTATTTCTCGTACCACACGAGCCATCGGTCAAGGCATACATGAGGCGGCGGAACTCGTGCTGCTGCCTTTAAGGCCGGCCGGAAAAGGTGGGCGCCCCTCCAAACGCTCCCCCCAATAAAACCCCGAAATTGCAACGCGGAAAGCTCAATTTCCCCGAAACCCAAAAATATTTTTCCAATTTCTGTTTTCTGCGTGTCTCCGACCTGCAACAATCAGGTTGGAGGTGCTTTGTATGACCGAGAAGCTGCTGAGAATCCCCGAAGTAGCGCGGATTTTGGATGTACCTGAGGAGTGCGCCTACAAATTGGCCCGTCAAGGGATCATCCCAGTGGTCCGCGTTGGTCGGCAGATTCGAGTCCATGAAGGCCAACTGAACCAATGGATTGCCGCCGGTGGACAAGCCTACCCCGGCGGCTGGCGCAAGCAAGCGGTGGCGAACTAATCGCTCGATTGTATGTCCTTTGACATGTTCACAATCCTCCGTCGGCATAGTGCCGCGGCGTAGAGTCGGAAAGCGCACGATACGCGCCCAGCTGACAGCGCAGCGTACTGCGGTAGAAGCACGCAGAGATGTTGGTGGGAAGGAGGCATCATCATGGACAAAAAAGGAGCCCCCGCGCCACCCGCGGGGACGAGGTCCGAAACAAATCCAGTTGGGCCAATTATACCACAGCAAGAAGCATTTGAACGGGCGTATATCGAGCGTTTTGGTCTCGCCATATTCCCCGTTAAGTCACGGGACAAGATCCCGATGACGCCGAACGGATTCAAGGATGCCACGCGCGATTGGGCTACCTATGAAAGCCTGCACAGAGGTCGGCCGCACAATGTCGCAATGCCGACGGGTCCGGTCAATGGGTTCTTTGTTTTGGATATCGACCCTCGCCACGGCGGTGATGAGACGCTCAAGCACCTGGTGGAGCAGTACGGTTCGTTGCCGCCTACGTGGCAAGCCGCCACGCAGAGCGGGGGTGTACATTACTTCTTCCGGTGGGATGACCGATATCCGGCGGTTACGAATCGGGCCAACGTGCTTCCGGGCATCGATATCCGGGGGGACGGTGGATACGTCTTGGTGGCGCCGAGTCGGGTTGAAGGTACGTACAGGTGGATTCGCTCGCCGGCGAAGTTCGAATTGGCACCGGCTCCCGATTGGTTGTGGACGCTGTTGGACGCGCCATCGAGGGCGAAACGGTCTGTTGATTTTAGTCATTACGCTGCCGGCATTTACGCTGGAGAGCGGAATGAGTCGTTCGCCCGGATCGCCGGCACCCTGCTGGGCCGCAATATCGACATCCAACTAGCATGGGCACTCATCAGGGCATACAACCAAGTGTACTGCAATCCCCCGCTGGATGAATCGGAACTGCTCAAGACGTTTGAGTCTATTGCCAACCGAGAACTGGCCAAGCGCGCGCGGCGTACTAGGGGGCGGACAGCGTGAGTCAGCAGCAGATGCCGGAGAAAATCGTGCAGCTGGCCGAACGGCAGAGGCGTATCAAACAGCAAGGTGAAGAGGTGCCGGTTGGAGAGTTGGTGAGCGACGCCCCCGTTCCTGACTTGAAAGTTCCAGCACACTACTCTCTAGACGCAGAGCACACGTTCAAGACCAGCCTCAATGAAGAGGGCGAGGTCACGCGGCGAATCATCGCCCACAGCCCTATTCTCATTACCCGCATTCTGCGTGACATTGACCTGGACAGGGAATCGTGGGAACTCTGCTGGCGGCGCCATGGCGAGTGGCGGTACCAAATCGTTGACCGCGACATCTGCGCGGACTCCAAGAAGATTGTGGGATTGTCCGCTTACGGATTCCCGGTCAACTCAACGAATGCACGCGGGATTGTTCAGTATCTGGATGAATTCGAGGCCTGCAATTTAACTCAGTTGCCGATGTCCCGTGTGTCCGGACACCTCGGATGGCAGGGGAAAGACGGTTCACTGGGTTTTTTATTTGGCCACACATGGATACCGGCCTCGGAAGATGGATGTGAAGTTGCATTTCGAGGCGTTGATGCAGGTGATGAGCAGATTGCAGAGGGCTATCACACGGCGGGGGACATTGACGAGTGGATTCATGCCCTCGCCCCCGCAATGGAGCACGATAGGGCGCGACTGGCGTTCTATGTGGCCTTCACACCTGTGCTCCTGCACATCACCAAGTGCTCAAACTTTATAGTTGATTTTTGCGGTAGGACAAGCACAGGGAAGACCACGCTTCAGCGGATCGCGGCCAGCGTGGTCGGCAATCCGGACGAGAAATCGGCGGATTCTGCCCTTGCAACTTGGGATTCAACCAGGGTGTTCATTGAACGAGCCAGTGCCGTTGTAAGTGGCCTGCCAGTCATTTTGGACGACACCAAGCGGGCCCGAAACGGAAAAGTCGTGGCGGACATGCTTTACACGGTCGCCAATGGCCGTGGGCGTGGGCGAGGAAACGTCAAAGGCATCTCACGCACCGGGACATGGCGCACAGTCCTCATCTCAAGCGGAGAGCAACCGGCGACGTCGTTCACCAACGACGGCGGCACACGCGGCCGCGTGCTCGAAATCAGAGGGCTACCGTTCGGCGGGAACGATGCCAGCACCAGGCGCATGGTGGAACGTTTGAACATCGACCTCATGCGTCACTATGGGCACGGCATGCCACTGTTCGTTCGTTGGCTGATGAAACATCGAGATTCGTGGTCGGAATGGGCCGATCAGTATCGCGATTCCATCGCGCACTATGCGGATCGAGCCAACGACGCGGTAGCCGGCCGTCTCGGTGCATATGCGGCTGCTATCGACACGACTGCTGCCCTGGTCCATGTAGCCTTTGCTGCTGAAGGCCATCCGCTCCCGTGGGATTATAGCGACCCTCTTGAAAGGCTGTGGGAGGGCATTGTACGCGAGGCCAGCGACCCACTGGGCGAAGAGGAGGCGCTTCGGGATGTGATGTCATGGGCAATGAGCAATCAGCAGTCGTTTTATGGCAGACACGATGAAGTGACTTACGGAGAGCCCAAACAGCCAAATGGTGGTTGGTTGGGGCGTTGGGAACGGGGCCCTACCTGGAGATGCATCGATTTCGTGCATCACCAGTTGGCATATTTCTTGACCAAGCAGGGCTATAACGCAAACGAGATTTTCAACGCATGGCGCGAACGTGGCTGGCTGGATGTCCCGGCAGGCCAGAAAGGCGTACAGCAACGCAAACGTATTAACGGGCAACGCCAATGGTTCGTCGTATTGAAACGCGAAGCAGTGGAGTCCATCGAGTAAGTGGACAAAGTGGACGGCTAGTGGACGCTTAGTGGACGGAAAAAAGCTTGATATATCAAGGATTTTCATGAAGTGTCCAGTTGTCCACTGAAAAACATGTTGGTTCTATACGCGCGCACGCGCGAGGAGAGATAGATATACATCGAAAAATCGGTGGACAGGGTGGACAGGTGGACAGGAAACGAAAAACCCAGTCGTGGCGCGGTTTTTGGGACTTCTGGGTGTCCACCAAGCGTCCACCTTGTCCAGTAGGAGGCAAAAAATCAGTGGTTGAGATAGTGATTTCGAACCAAATCGAACTGGTGACACGCGAATTGCCGGACGATCTGATAAACGGGATTGCACAAGATTTGACGTTACGCAACCCGGCGTATGACACCGCCTTAAAGCAAGGACGAAAGCCTTATGACCTCGAGGAATACATCAGACTGTACCGATTCGAGGATGGGCGCATGATTTTGCCGCGGGGATACGGCCGGCGTCTGCAAGAGCGTTTGATGCGGTACAAGATTCGGTGGTCCGCCAAGGATCATCGCTTGGTGCTGCCGCCGGTAGACTTCGGCTCGCGCATCAAGTTGCGTGACTACCAGGCCCCCGCGGTCGATGCCCTTGTCAGATATCGCCAGGGTGGCGTGGTTGCACCGTGCGGCGCCGGGAAGACCATGATTATGCTGGCAGCGATGGCGCGTATCCGGCAGCCGGCATTGTGGGTGACGCACACGGTGGAACTGGCGGAACAGGTGATTGAGCGGGCAACCGAGGTGTTAGACATCACCCGAGACGAAATAGGTCGCTTATACGGCGGCCAGCAGGCCGTAGGAGAGCGTTTCACGGTCTGTCTAGTACAAACCCTTAACAAACTCGATATCGACGCTCTGAGGGGCAAATTCGGGGCAATCCTGGTGGACGAAGCGCATCATCTTGCGGCGTCCACTTTCTTTTACCCAGTCGGGCAGTTCCCGGCGATGTATCGACTGTGGGCCAGCGCCACACCGGAGCGGTCCGATGGCCTGACGGAAATGGTCTTTGCTGGGGCGGGCCCCGTTCTTCACGAAATCAACCAGGCTGAGGTTCCTACAATCATTCCCCGCCTCGAGGTCATCGAGACGAATTACAACGTGCATGACGAGGATTACGTGCGGTTGATCGGTGATCTCATTCGCAACCAAGAGCGAAACGCCTTGATTGTACGTGCCATCGCGGAGCGGGCTCGGGGGCATTATTCGCTGGTGCTGTCTGACCGTGTGGAGCACTTGGAGACCTTGTATCGCATGCTACAGGACGCGTGTCCGGACATGTCCATCGAGATTCTGACCGGTTCGATGAAGAAGGCAGAACGCGCGGAGGTGATGGCTCGGGTGAAACGGAGGGAAGTGGACATCCTGCTTGCGACGCAGTTGGCCCGGGAAGGCCTCGACATCAAGCATCTTGACCAGTTGTTCCTGACGACGCCCAAGCGGGCTGCGGGGGCTGTTCAGCAGGAGGTCGGGCGCGTCATGCGTCCGGACACCGGCAAGACGGACGCTTTGGTCGTGGACTTCTGGGATTCGCGCAGCCCCATTCTGAAGGCGCAGTTCTGGAAGCGTCGTGAGGTCTACCGGAAGTTAGGCATGAACACCAGATTCAACACACGAAGGGTGGCGAGGTAATGGGGAGAGCGCAGCGCGACAAAGGCGCTAGGGCTGAACGCCAACTCGCCAAACTTCTTGGCGGTGAGCGGGTGCCATTGTCCGGCGCCGCAGGAGGTTCGTACACGGGCGACGTCATGGCTCTGGGGCTTCGATGGGAAGCAAAGGTTCGCGGAGACGGATTCAAGCAGTTGTACGGATGGCTTGAAGGGAGGGATGCCCTGGCCGTAAAGGCCGATCGCAGCGAATGGCTTGTGATCATGCCGATACAGACGTTTTTAGGCTTACTGGACAAGGGGATGTGAAACCGAGTGGGGGGATGTGCGTGCGCTTGGCAAAGGAAACACGGCGGGCAGTCATCGAAGCGCTGAAAATGTGCGCCCTTTATGAACGGATGGTTTTTCATCCGGGGTATGAGCCACGGATTACACCGTCCTACACGCTGGCCAAGCCGCAACAGACCAATTGGGAGTACTCGACCACGGAGGAGACTGCTCGCAGAAACTTAGAGACCGAACAGCGGCGCCGGGCGCATGTGGAATGTGTACGGGGAGCCATACGGGTTCTCAGCGAGACAGAGAGAGACGTTATTGAACGGCGGTATTTTCAAAGCATGAGCACTCCACAAATCGCCATGGAGCTCTATATGAGCGAACGCTGGTGTCAGGCGGTATGCCAGCGTTCACTCATCAAATTGGCGATTGCCTTGAACTTGCTCAGCCCGGAAGAGGAACGGGAGGCCGCAGCGGTACTGTAGTCTGAGGCTTATTTTTTATCCGTTAGATGCAGTTTTGTAATACCGACAATTGATGTTATGGGAATAAGAGGTGATATCGAGCATGAGCCGATTTAGCATCCGCCAGCAGGCGTTCTGTGAGTATTACATCGAGACAGGGAATGCCACGGAAGCGTACCGGCGAGCAGGCTACAAGGCGGAGGGAGATGCAGCTGCCACAAATGCCAGCCGGCTGTTGAGCAACCCGAGGATTCAGGAATACATTTCCGAGCGCATGAAGCAGAAGGACCAGGAGCGCATCGCCTCCCAAGACGAGATCCTCGAGATGCTCACGTGCGTGATACGAGGAAAACTCACTGAGCAGGTTCCGGTCGTGTTTCAGGACGGTTTTGAGATGGCGGACAAGCAACCCAGTCTCAAAGACCGCATCAAAGCGGCCGAACTGCTGGGCAAGCGGTACATGATGTGGACTGACCGACAGATGGTGGATGCGAACCACACTGTGACGTTTATTGACGATCTGGAGGACTGAAATGGAGGCGGATGTCCAATGAACCAGTCCGAAAATAGCGTGGTATTGGAAAGAGAACAGCTACTTCAGAGGTTGAATGTCCTTGAGGAAAAACTCCGCCAAATCAGCCGTGCGCTGGATAGATTGGAGGCCTCGGAACCTTCGGCTTCAGGAACCGGGCGCAAGTATCGCAGGGAAGTCGCCCGATGGCTCGAGAAACGTGAGCGTTATAACAACGAGTTTAACGCTGTGCAGGCTGAAGGCAGAGCCATTATGGCCCGCTTAAAGGAATTGGGGATGAAAGTCGTAAATGGCTGAGGAAACATATGTTATCGAAATCGCCGTTGAGGCGCTGGATCAAACCAAAATGGGTCTGGATGAAGCGGAAAACCGGCTCTCCAAGTTCGAACAGAACGTGGCTCGGTGGAAGCAGCGGCAAGATGCCCTGTTTCGGACTCAGCTCACTCTCAAGATTCGGGCGATAGACAGTGCTTCGAAAGTCATCGACCGTATTTTTTCTAGAGGCGAATCCTTAGCCCGGTCGCCGTTTAAAGTCACCATTAAGGCGATTGATTTAGCCACATCGCCCATTCGCGGCGTGATGAATCTGATGAGCTCCTATCAGGCGATGATGGCCACTGCTGCGGCCGCAGGGGTAGGGTATGCGGGCATCGCTTGGCCGATCAAGTTGGCCGACAATCTGACTTCCGCGACGCTGGGATTCCAAGCAATGCTCAACTCCGCCCAGAAGGCTAAACAGTTTATGTCTCAATTGCAGGACTTTGGCCGTATCACGCCGTTTAGTACTGATGACCTCATCAGGGATGCTCAGCAGCTCATGAATGCCGGATATGGCTACAAACAGGTGATCCCGCTGTTGCGTGCCTTTGGTGATGCGGTGTCAGGGACCGGCGGCAATGTCAATAACATGAATAGCGTTATCCTTGCGCTATCGCAGATGGCCAACCACGGCAAGGTTGATGCACAGGACATGTCGCAGCTCACCAGCGCCAATATCCCCGCGTGGCGGATTCTCGCCCAAGAAATGCACAAGTCGGTCGCCGAGGTGCAAAACCTCTCCCAAAAAGGGAAACTCGAGGCCGGACCCGCAATCCAAATGCTCGAAAAAGGACTCGAACGCATTTTTGGCGGGTCATTAGAGAAAAACGCGACCCTCACGGTCGGCGGTATTCTGAGCCAATACACCGACGCATTTAAGCAGTACATCGCCACGCCCTGGGGCCAAGGTTTGCAACAAGGGCTGTTACCTGGACTGTCTAAGTTCAACGATTGGATTGATAAAAACAAACATTTGCTGGACCAGTGGGGCAACACGCTACGCCACTGGGGGAAAGAAGGAGCTGAGTGGCTGACAGGCAAGGTGAAAGAACTTATTGCTGCCGTAGAGCGTCTTACTCACAGCCAAGCCTGGGCCAATGCTCCAACGATGTGGGACAAGCTTAAACTGGCTTGGGATGATCTCGTTGTCGTGCCGTTTGATAGATGGTGGCATGGGAAAGGCCAGTCGGAAGTTGCTCATATGGCGTCCGAGGTCGGCAACTTCTTTGGATCGATGCTCAACGGGATGATTATGGGAGCTCTCGGTATCGCAGGTGGCAAGCCCATCCACCATACGATGGTCGTTGATACGATGCCGGCCCAGGTCCCCAATGCGGATCTAATGCGACACCTCGATCCCATGCTTCAGCGGCAATACTTGAACGCCCTGCAGAAGGCGAACACGCACATCGTTGACTCACAGCCCTGGATTGACGCGGGGCAAACGGCCGGATCGGCCTTTTTCCATGCGTTCTCCAAGGCGTTCAACGCTGACCAGATTGCGCATGGACTCGTCCAAGCGTTCCGAAACATCCAGCCGTCGTTTTTTGGCGGTAAAACGCAAAGCACCGGCGGAGATGTCTTGTCAATGCTCCTAGAACCGGCGGAGATGTCTTGTCAATGCTCCTAGATATGTGGCTGCTCTCTAAAGGGTGGAAACTGGGGCGCGGCGTTGCCGGTGGTGTCAAGGACGTACGCACTCTCTCCCGTGGAATCTACGGGGGGGTGAAGTGGATTCGTCGCTTTTTCGGAGGCAAGGGTGGCCCTGGTAGTGGCACCGGCAGCAGGATTTTAGCTGACGATGAACCGCTTCCGACCAAGAGACCGATTGGGTTTGAGACTCCATCGTTCAAGTCCATTGAGAATACCGTCGCAAAGTCCGACGGTTTCCTGGGGAAGTTGAAGGTTTTGGGTAAGGCCGTCGGTCGTCGCATCCCAGGGCTCAATCTGCTGTTCGGTGGCTTGGATGTGTTAAGTGCAGTCCGAGCATCCAGCCGCGAGGCCAAGTGGAGTGGCGTGGGTGGCGGCATTGGCAGCACGGTCGGCTCCATCGCGGGCGGCGCGCTGGGTTCGTTCCTGGGGCCGGTCGGAACGTTCGTCGGCGGATATCTCGGCGACATGGTTGGAGGTCTGCTCGGCCGCAACATCGGTCGTGAGCTGAGCAAGGTTCCCTGGGGGGCCATCGGCAAGGGCATGGGCGGGGCTTTGGACCGGATAAAATCGTTCAGATCGAAAGCTGGGCAATACATTTCGGATACCGTGTCCAACATCGAAAAGCGCATGAGACCGATGTCCACTCGTGTATCTGACTGGTTCGGGCAGATGCGCGACCGCGCAGTGGACAAAATGACATCGTTCCGAGACAAGGTCGGTGACATCGCGGGTGGTATCTGGTCCCATATGGCCGGGCCATTGCAACGCGCAGTCAACGGCGTCGTCGGATTCGTCAACGCCATCATCAAGGCCATCAACTGGGTGGCGAGCAAGTTCGGTCTGGGGACGATTCCGCTGCTCGGCGGGGTATCGCTATTGGCTGGCGGGTCGGGTAGTGGCAGTGGCGGCAGCGGTGGAAGCGGTGCATCCACCGTCAACCTCGGAGGCCATAAGGTATCTGCGTTCGCCAAAGGCGTGCATGACTGGCGCGGTGGCCTGGCGCTGGTCGGTGAGGAAGGGCCCGAGCTGGTGTATCTACCGCCTCATAGCTCCGTCCTCCCGAACCGGCAGACTCGAAAGCTCATCCCTGGATTCAAGGATGGGGTGGGAAACTTCTTCGACCAGGTTGGAGACGTGTTCAGCCTGTTGATGAAAGGCCCGAAGGCATTGGCGCAGGCGGCCCTGAACCAGTTTGCGCATCCGCCACAGCTTCCGGGTGTGCTCTCTGACCTTGGACCAGCACTGATGAAGTGGGCCACCAATGGCTTCGTGAGTTGGATCAACAAGAACCTGCCCAAGATCTCGCTGGGTGGCGGCGCGGTGGCCAACAGCAAGCAGGTGACCGGGTGGCTGCTGGCTGCCCTGCAGGCGACGGGCGCACCTGCATCCTGGTTGCCTGGCCTGCTGAAACTCGTCGGAGCTGAGTCGGGCGGCAATCCCAGCGCGGTCAACCGCCAGTCCGTCGGTGGCCAGCATGCCACAGGTCTTCTTCAGATGCTGCCGTCTACCTTCGCCGAGTACTCGATAGGTGGCAGCATATTAAATCCGGTCGCCAATGCGGCCGCAGCCATCCGATACATTGAGGCCCGGTACGGCAGCGTATATAACACACCGTTGTTCAAGGGCGGCCCATATAAGGGCTACGCGAAGGGCGGGGTCATCACGGAGCCCATCGTGGGCGTGGGTCTGAGCACTCACACCAAATACCTCATGGGCGAGCGTGGGCCGGAGAAGATTACACCGCTGCACAAAGATACGCCTCTGACGGTGCCGGCGCAGGGTGGCCGTGGACCGGTCAGTGTATCCGTGGGAGGCGTCACGATTTCGGTAACTGCGTCTGGTGGCAACCCGGACGATGTGGTGAAGGCGCTGCGCGACCATGCGGACGAGATCGCTGACGAGATCGCCATCCGCATCGAGAAGACCTTCGCTAACTTGCCGCATCAGAAGGGGGCGTGATGTTCGTCCACCCGCTTATTTGTGTAATGTGAGGCGAGTGGTTTTTGGGTGCATGAGTTTAAGGTTCGGGAGGGATAACCATGACAAAAGCAGTAAAAACCAGACAATTAAGCGTCGAACAGGAGAATGCTATAGACCTGCTGTTGATGGGGAAGAGTGACCGTGAAGTGGCGGAAGCTGTTAGCGTGGCTCGACAAACAGTGTGGGAGTGGCGCAATCGGAACGCCGAGTTCATGGCGGAGTTGAACGCCAGACGACAGGAGTTATGGGGTGCGCAAGTAGAACGGATGCGCCAACTTGTGGCCAAGGCGGTGGACGTGCTGGAAGAGGACCTGCACCAAGGAGCGGACGCCAAACTGCGGCAATCGGCGGCCGTGCATATCCTACGTGCTGTGGGACTGTACGGCGCAGACTTGAAGCCTAGTGGTCCTACTCAGCCTAATGATGTTAAAAATGCACTGGAGCGTGACGAATTCATGCGAGAACTCATGGCGCAGCTCAGTTAACGTCATCGCTCGCAACCTGGGAATCGCAGAGAAGACTCTGTACGAGTACAGGGCCAAGTATGGTGAGTTTTCACAGGCCCTAAAAAAGGGGCCGAGATGAAGCTGACGTGGAAGTGGAGAACGCGCTTATGTTCCTCAATGAGAATGGCAATCTGAATCCTGGTGTGTAGGAGGACAATCTGTGAAAGCTGTGCCCGAATAGTACAAGAGTAGGGTAAAAGTTGGGTGAAATCCCCCCGCGGCTCCTGCAGGGGAAATGAAAAAGCCTGGTGAACCGTAACGTCCACCAGGCTTGTCTTATTCGGGCTCAAAATAATTGCCGGCACTTGTCCAGAACCCGGGACAAGTCCGGTTCTTTCAGTTCTCCCAGTCAGCGTCCACGATTCCACGTACCACATGGTTCCCTTCATCCCACTGAGAGAACCACTCACCCTGCTCCTGGGGGCTCATGGCGATGACGCCCGACGGGGAATGAAGGATAGAATGTTGGTTATATATGAAAATCGTGGCATCAGCGATTTTTCGCCCTGGCGCATGCCGGAATACATGGGCATAAATCCAATATCTAAGGGCTTTCTCTAATGGATTTGAGAGATGCGATTTTGGTGAGTGCGGCAATAGAGTAAGGCGGGTGCACGCATACATGACAAAAGGCAACGAGTCGTGTGCCATTGGTTGAAATCGTGACGGTCCTCAATGTTCGGAGGAAACGAGGATCAAGAACGATGTCCGAAATGCCCTTGGCAGCCAAGGGCTTGTGGGTGAAGTTAGCCCATCCCATTTCAACTATCGGCCAATGAGAGCGTGGAGGGCAGAATGTTTTTATCCATCCTCCACGCGACGTGAAAGAGGCACCCGCCCCCGCGGGGGTTGCTCAGATTTGAGCAAGCTGGGCGGCGGTCGGAACGATAAGCGTTAAGGGGCTTAAAAGATGTGGAGAATCTAATACCCACTGACTTTCCGCCGGAAAATCGGGGTTTAAAAATCGCGGAAAGTCTTGAGAACATCGGCAAACTGCTAGTTGGAGTTCTCCAACGAAAAGGGTCGAGGTTGGGGGGCTCAACATTTTGTTGAGTCCCCCAACGTCTCGGAGTACATCATAAGTACGTACCGCTTGGCGAGGTCACAGCAGACTACTGTATGTTCTGCACCCACTTTTTCAATCTGCGCGCATCTACATCCGGCCGGTTCAGATACGTTTGGGGCAGTTTCACTAGGACCGATTCCGGCGGCAATCCGGCCGTTTGGCGGGCATCCTCCAGGCAAACTAATGCCGTCCGCAAATCAAGCGTCCCAGGGAAGGTCTTGAACTCGTAATCGTTTATCTTTACATGTACCGTGAATTCACCGGCTTCATCCGGGATCGCCAGGAACCGAACGTGTTCGGGCATACCATCAAAAGGATTGAACATGGATACAAACCTCCTTACTCTTCACCTCGTGGTTTAGCGACGACGGTATACCCCATAACCGCCGCAATTCGTTTGAAATCCTCGATTCGCAACGCCCCTCGCGTCACAGCCGAACGAAGCGTGGTCTCCTTCATGTCCAGGGCACGCGCAACTTCCGCGAAGCCAGATACACCCGATTCCGCCATCATGACGCGAAGTGCTGTCTTCATATCGGTTGTACCTAAATCGATCTCATGCTTTGCCACTATACACCCCCCTTTCATGACTCGTTGCAATCATAACATATTCGTTGAAACGACGCAAACAAAAACGAAACGACGAATATATAGTTGACACCGACGCATATTGCGTCGTAAAATGTCGTCAGAGGTCGATGAGAGGAGTGAACGAGCATGAGATATTCACCCGCTCAGCTCCATGACATTCGCAAAACGGTCATGCTGCTGGCGCACAGCTTGCGAAAGGCCAAGGGTTGGAACATGAGTGTGGCGCTGCGATGGGCGTGGAAAATGGTCCGGAGCGAGGTGGTGACGCATGTAGCGGGGGTGACGTTCGGCCGTCGTCAGGAAGCGATTGACCGGCTCATGCGGTACAACGCTCGGCGCGTGGTATTCACGCTGCGGCGCACGCCGAATCAGTTCGATGAGAACGCTGTTGCGGTTGACGTAACGGTGATTGGGAAAGGGACGGTGCAGATGGGATTTCCGCCCCGGCACGTGGTTCAGTTGCTCGCCTCCGCAATGGACAAGGGTTGTTGCCCGGTGGTGTACGACTGGCATGTGACGGGCGAACAGACACACGGTTTGCGACTCAGTCTGTCATTGGTTCCAGGACTGGTCACAAAAGCAGCAGGCACCCCCCGCCGCCAAGCAAGTGGTGCCCGCATTGCCATTCGATAACCGCCAAATAAGGCGGCAGTCCATATTTTATGGGACGCGCCGTTTGGTAGCAACGGAGGAATGATGAGTGATCGACATACATTGCCCCGATTGCGGTCATCTGGACATGAAAATTGTGGTCAGCAAAACGGAGGGAAACAGGATCGAATTGACGAGCAAAACAAGTCTCACAAATCACACAAACAAAGTTCTTGATGCGCTGCTGGAGATGGTTGAGCGGGAAAGAATTCATCTCTGCTATATGCGGTTAACGCACGAAAAGCGGCCAATTATGGGGCTAAATTTTTTCGATACCGGCAGAGGGTCGTTCATCATCCTTGATGAGTCCGTAGAACAAGACGACGTCATGCATATCGCTGTGCTGGCTGAGGAGTTAGGACACCACTTCAAAACAAGCACCAACATGCTGAAGGACGATACTTTAACGGTGCTGGAAGGCGAAGTTGACGCACTCCGATGGGCTGTAACATTTCTGGCGTCACATATTGTTCGTGAAGCTACAGGCTCTTGCCGCCAGGTGCAGGATGATTGATGCCATATGACGGAACCCGCGGGCATGTGTGCGCGAATGAATATCAGTGGAATAGGGGGGATTGGGATGGATGATATGACCACCAAGATTTTGTGCCTAACTGTCAAAATCTCTGAAATCTACAGCGTAGACCCACGAGAACACATTGTAAATGGTCGATTTGATATGGCTTCGTGGTTTGCCGAGATTGCTTGTCACATAGATACGGATATTTTGAAAAGTTATGTGAGAGCTCTATCCGAACCAGCCGAGCCAGGCTTTTTCAACACCGTAATAGGGGGGCATATTGTCCAGATTTTGCGAACGGAGCTTCAGCAAAGAGAGCAGCAACCTTGTTCGTGATGTGATGTATGGAAAATCTCTTTCCTCTTCCTCGGAGGGACACAACTATATTTTGGTTGATTGCAACTGTAGTCCATGATAGATTCAAGATAACCGAATAGGACGGATGGGCAAATTAAAAGCCTCGTACACGGTTGCCGCCACGTACGAGGCGCGTGCCCCCTCGATGCTAGCCCCATCGAGAGACGCTTTAGAACGCATCACTCAGATGCCCCTGAGTGTGCGTTGTTTTCGCGACCATTGTATCGCAGTTTAACACAATGAGCAATCGCGAAATCAGCAATTGGACGAATCAGGTCCGGCTCTCATGGTATGCATCGGGCATCCATGGCAGCCGGACTTGTCGTTTTTCGGGCGGGGGGGAGGTGTGCAAGTGCCAGAAGTCAGCGCATTGTCAGTGGTGTCAGAGCAATCGGCCCTAGAACACATATTGCGCCATCACGCGGGGGCCGATGGGTGGATTACGATTGCGCGGCGTGAGGGCGATTCGTACAAGCAATACCACTATCGAGTGGACGAGCTCCCCAAGGTGCTGTCTGAATGGCTCGGTACGGACGTCTATTTTTCGCAGAACACATTCTATCGGCCCTCTCGGAAAATCGAGTACATACGGCAGCTGCGTGCGCTCTACGTGGACGTGGACTGTTATCTCCTGAACTTTGATCCAGATTGGGTCATTGGCGCGATGGAAGCGGAGCTTTTCCGGCGCAAGGTGCCGGAGCCGAATCTCATTATTCACTCAGGGCGTGGACTAGGTGTGGTATGGCTCATCGAGCCCGTTCCCGCTCGGGCATTGCCCTTGTGGCAGGCCGTAGAGAACTATCTCGTGCGGCAGTTGACTGAGTTCGGTGGAGACGCGAAAGCATCCGATGCGGCACGGATCCTGCGTGTGGCGGGCACCATCAATTCAAAGAGCAATGAGCCAGTGTTGGTCCAGTACCGGCATGACTATCGGTATCAGTTGCGCGACATCGAGCGCGAATACCTGCCCCCGCTATCCCCCGCCAAACTGCGCGAGAGGGGCAATACAGACGTCAGGATGCACCGGAAGATGTTCCGTGTGCACTCGTTACACTATGCCCGTCTGATGGACCTTGTACGGCTCTGTGAGCTACGGAAATGGCATATGACCGGCTATCGAGAAGTGACACTGTTCTTGTACCGTTACTGGTCATGTTGCTTCTTGGCGGACCCGGATGAGGCGCTACGGGGTACGCTGGAGCTCAACGAACAGTTCACCGAACCCCTATCAGACCAAGAGGTGATCCGCGCCACCAGGAGCGCAGAAAAGGCGTGGCAGGCCAAAAACGACGAAGAAGCTAACAGGATTGCACGAGAGAAGGGGTATCCAGGCGCCGGGTACAACATCAGCAATACCAAGCTCATTGAGTGGTTGGACATCACAGAGGATGAGCAGCGACATCTTGAGACCATCATTGGCCGGCGAGTGAAGTACGAACGCAATAACCAGAGGCGCTCAGAGGCCCGTAGAGCGGCCGGAAAAGCGACCCGTGAAGAATACCTTGCCGAGGCAGAAAAACGCCGTAGAGAGGCGATTAGGCTTCGTAGCGAAGGAATGAGTTATCGAGCAATCGCTAAGGCGATGAACACCAGCCTAAGTCAGGTTCAACGCATGCTCAAATCGGACAAATAGGGTGTACCCAGGTTGTGCTCTTTATATTATGGGGCGAAGCCCTGCTCTTCGAATGAGCAGTTCTGCTTCACTGTAGTGGCGTCTGCAGTGGTATTCGCAGGTTGGGGATATCTTTGATAGAGGGGGAAAGACCGGTGCACGACCGGACTAAGGACATGGAGCTCCAGATCGGCGGTACAAAGATCCGCGTTGTGGCCCCTCAGATTAGCGAGGAGGAACGTAAGCGCCGGGAACAGGCGGTCGCCATGGCAGTGTATCGGTGCGTAGAACGCCGGTTGTGTCGCAACAACTCGGAGGGTGATGTTGACGTTGCAGGAAGTGATGTCTACCGGCGGTGAGGCTGGAACTGGCGGATCGTTAGGGGACTACGCAAAAGTGCGTAGTCCCCTACTACAGAAAAGAAAACTACAGGTCACAGTTGTTTCTCAGCATATGCGTAGGTGTGGGAATTGGACTTTTTGGACGCCCTAAAAAGGCGCGGCCGCGGGGGGTATCTTGGTGAGCACGATTTCGTGCAGTCCTCAGGTGGGCACAAAATTGCGCTTACCTGTCCCTACCAACGATGCAACAGCACAAGAGCAAGGGTCTCGCCTGTTAGCAAATGTTAGTATCAGGAAGGCCGTCGAAGAGGCTGACAGCGGTGGTCTAAGTCTGACGGCCCGATGGGGAGTCCACGTATCCGTGGAGTGGCAAACCGAACATCGATGTTCGATTCGCCAATTTTGGAGAGACGGGGGATGTGCATGCGTAGGCATCATAGCCACTGGCCTGGGTAGATGAAGTCCATCTTTGCGCTGGTTCTGGCAGGCATATGGATAGTGGCTGTGGTGGAATTGATTTTCTGAGGGTTCCCCAAGTTGCGGATACCTTGGCAAACTGAAACTCGAGTTTCCATTTGGTTCAGGTGCAGAGGGGTGTCCACAGTGTGGACGCCCTTTCATTTGACCGGTACAGTATACCGCTCATCTGCAAAACGGGACATTGATGTCCCACTTGGTGAGTCCAAACATGGACTCAGCGAACACAAACCCCATGCAAGGGTGTGAGTACTGCTCACTCCCTTGGGACACGCTCAGCCAGCTGAAACACCCTCAAAATTGCGGCGGTTGATGCCGATTACAGGGGGAGGACGCAATTTTGCGCAGTCTCCTTACAAGCCGCCGAAACGCCATTACAGGGCGTCGACATCCCATATGGTAATCATCGGACATAAGATGAAATGCGCCTTAAACGCCAAAATAAAGCGCTTACATAACATTGACCGATAGAACGCCATGCGTATGCACTAATCCGTATCCCTTGACCATCAGAGGGAGTTGCTACAGAAAACTACAGGTCGAATGGCGTCGGCAATACCGACATTATCCTGCTTGTGGCATGTTGACAAATGTTAACATCAAACCACGCTTCGAAAAGATGACATGCTAAGAAATGCTAAGGTCTGCGACCCCCAAATCGAACATCGATGTTCGGTTTCTGAAGCGCTCAATTCAAAAGGGTGACGCTCCCCAAAGTTGGGGCGGGTTGGCGGGTTCCCTTCCGAGGTTTCCGAGCCCCTAAAAAGGGGCTTCCAAGTTAGGAATACCTTCTGATGGTTGGTTACTCAGAACATGAGTACCCATCCTGACATTTTGGACGCCCTAAAAAGGGGCATTCCTGGATTTTGATGAATCGCCCATCAAGCGAATCAATTCGGGCTAAAAAAGATGGATGTACAGCATTGGCAATATCGCGACGTCGCGACATTTGAACTTCGGAGATTCTTGGCAGTTTCCCAACCTGTTGGGAAGAGGGTGTAGTTTCAACCGACACTCTTGTGGCGTAACAAGCGTAACGAACGGTTGGGAGGCGTAACGCTACTGATTTTCCGGACGCAGTAAAAAAGGCAGCGCGCGGGGGGAGGCGGCAAATCATCGTCCCCCTGGTGGGTTGTGACCGTACATCCCGGACGAGCGAACCTGACAAAACCTGCCTTCTGTTTCCCTTAACCGAATCGAATCGCTGTTAAGTATAACGAAGCGATACGAACGAGCTGAAAGCGTAACGTCGCCGAATTTCTGGACGTAGTAAAAAAGTCGTGATCGCTTGTTCAAGTACGATAACTCTCCTATAGCGGGTAAGTGCCCTTCGGAACAAATGAATAGGGCCCATTCTGATGGCCGATACTGCGGATAGTTGCATATCGGTTCATCTTGGTTTCATAAGTATTACAGTAAAAGTTTCTGTTGGTTGCACTTTGGGGGACAGGCCCTTAGAATGGAGGTGACTAAGAGGTGAAATGGATGATCGAACAACTGGAAAGGGATCTTGCGGTCACGGAACTGAACAATTTTGTTGAGGACCTTTTAAAGCGTGATCCTGAACGGGCCCGAGCTGTCTACCTTGTTTTACACAATCTTGTCCAACGGAATGTTGTAATGGATCCGGTTGAGAGACTCTATTCGGAAACGATGGGTAGGGCATATGGAGAATTGGCTGTTTCTTCCGCGCCTGCTGTTGTTGCTCCTCCGGTTCTCTCGCCCGAGGAATTACGCGCTCGGTTACATCAAGTTGTAACAGAAGTAGTCGAAAGTGCTGTGATCATACCACGTAGGGTATTTACGACTGGGGAGGTCGCACGTGCTTTTGGCGTTTCCATCCCTGCAGTTCGTAAGTGGATACAGACTCGCCGAATCAGCCATGCCTATCAAGCAGGGCGAAATAAACGAGTAGTGATTCCGGAAGATGCGGTTTGGAGAACTCTAGATGGTCGGACTTTACGTGTCGGTGATGTGGTACGTAACGCTGAACGGCGTCGTCGTTCGGAAAACCAAGTCACGCCAGCAGAGGATTTGGTAAACGCTCGTCAGCAATTGATGCGCTTTGAAAAGCACTATCACGGAAAATACGAGCAAACTCTCGGCGCCCGTCATGAGGAGACCTTGACGCCGGATGAACAACGGGATGCCGCTGAATGGCGGTTTTTGCTCAGTGTCTTGGAAGAGGATAATGGCGGGCAAGAACAATAAATGGAACAAAATTAGGGGTCGACTTCAGCCGCCTCCAGAAGAGTTTACTGACTTCGGTCTCCTCGAAGAAATCTTTTCTGGAAATCCAATTATGACAATCCTACAGGGGGACGGAAGTACGTTTCCGGAAGATTCATCTACTCGGCGTCGCACGATTACATTCATAGATGGGAGCCGCTTACGCTGTACGGAAAGGCGAGTTGCGGGGAAGTTCTTCTATCATTACGAGTGGCAAAATCAAGATGGAACCAAGAGGCTTGCGTGGGGCAGTGAGGAACATGGAGATAGACGATATCAAACCGAAACCGAGCCGTTTCATGTTCATCCACCTAACGCCATGCATGGAATGGACAGACTCACAAATGGATTTCATCGCGACTTATTTTCCATCGTTGAATTCATTCAGTATTTCATTCTGATACAGTCTTCTCAAGACTGATGAAAAGGTTGGGGCGTAATGGTATATTCATTCAAGGAATTGATACATGACAATGATTTTCTGACGTTGAAAGGGAACCGTTATTTATTATCTGATTTACATGTCATACCAGAAGACCGTCAACCTAATGTATACAATGTGATTAATGGTAATCAACTTCTGTGTCAATTTGTTGTTTCTCCGGATGAGATATATGACTTTTATAAGTTTCATAAGTTGATAAGAACTAAAAAGGAACACGAAGAAAGATTTTAACAGGCTTCAATTACCCATATCTTCTATTAAGGAGATAAGAAAGAGCTCCCGGTTACTTCAAAATGCCTTATTGATCCCCCCGTGAGTTTTCTAAAGCAGTAAAAAGGGTGTGTATTTCAGTGCACTCCCTATTTGAGGGTACCAACTGATGCTCTTGACTGTTCCCCAACAGGTGGGGAATGAGTTTTCCGACGTAGTAAGTAATGTTTTGTACATGTAACTTTAATGGCCACGATGAACAATCCCCTCCCACGTTCGAGCGAGGTTCCGTTCACTCCTACAGACTGGACAGATGTCCGGCTGGAAAGGTTCCGTAGACCGGACCCAAAAGGCATGACCACGTTGACAAAGGTATCCTTTGAGCCACACCTGCTCCTCCTTCATTACT